TTAGAGCGTTTCGGCACCCAGACCGGTGCCATTAAAACCGCCGTCCGCGCCGCCGCCCTCGACGATCTGCAGGGCGCGCCCGACCTGCCTGGCGGCCTTCTCGCGCTCCGCGAGGCCCGGTTTGATGTAATGGCGGTAATCTGTCCCCAGGTCCGTATGTCCGTGCAGGTCCATGATGCTCAGCGGGTCGACCTCGGTCGCCGCCATGATGGTCTCGGACGTGTGGCGCAGGGCCTTGGGCGGGATATACCGCAGGTCATGGCGTGCGCACATGCGCCGCCAGGCGCGCACGAGGTTGTCGCCGCGCATATTGACGATGCGCTGCCCGCTCCACTCGCGCACCTGCTCCGTAACCGAAGTGCCGCCCTCGACGGTTATGCTCGGGCGCAACTCGTCCATGATCTGGTGCAGGCGCTCGCGGCCCGCCAATAAAACCGGCACGGTGCGCACGGAATGGGCGTTCTTGGTCTCCTTCACGCCGTCCTCGTCCGTGTACGCGCGGCAGACCTCGATGTATTCCGAGACGGTCGGCTGGCCCGTGGCAAAGTCGTAGGTCGTCGTGACCTTGAGGTCGCACGGGCGCACCGCCAGCGCCTCCTCCTTGCGCAGACCGCTCAGGCCCAGGATGAGGTAGGCGTTCATGACCAGGTCCGCGCGGTCGTCGCTGGCGGCGAGCCTGCGCAGCGCCTCGGCAGCCTCGGGGATGCTCCACGGCTCAACGGGCGCCTGCTTCGCCTTGGGCGCGATCACACGACGGCGGAAGGGCTCCACCGTTACCCAGCCGTCGTCGAAGGCTCGGCGCATGACGGCGCGCAGCGTGGTCTTGGTCTTTGCCGGCGCGCCCGAGCGCTCGATGCAGCCGCGCATCATGTCGTGGGTTATCTCGGAGATGTCGATGCTCCCCAGGACGGGGGAGATGTAGTTGCACATCTGGCCGTCGTACTCGCGCAGGCTCGCGCGGGAGCGCGGCTTGCCGCGGTTGCTGGGGGAGTCGCGGAAAACTCCCCAGTAGTACATGTCGAGCGTCACGCCCGCGTGCGCCGCCTGGGACACGCCCAGTTCCTGCGCGAGCTGGGCGATGGCGATATCGGCCTCGGTCTCGGTGCCGTATACGGTGCGCGACACGCGGCGCACATGACCGTCCGCGCGGAAGCCCGCCTGCACGCGGATCACCCACTTGCCGGGCGCGACCTCGCGCTTGGAGCCGAGTTTTGACCTTGAAGTATCGTTGGCTGACATATAATGGTCCTGCCTTTCCCTTTTGCCGGAGGGCATATGCCCCGTGCGGATCCGCCAAGATTGCCGCACGGGGCTTTTTGTTTGCGTTGAGGCCGTCTACGCGACTGCGCGGCGCTTGGGCCTGCCCGAGCGGGGCGTGTCGGTCAGACGCGCCGCTATGCTCTCCACGGTCACGTAGGTGCGGCGGCCCTTGCGGTAGCCCGTAAGGATCCCCGAGTCGAGCATGTGGGTGATCCTGCCGGGGGAGACGGAGAGCCTGCGCGCGGCTTCGGCCGCCGAGACCGTCTCGCCCTCCACGATGTACCCCTCGTCCGTGGAGAAGGCGACCATCATGGAGAGCCCGCCGTCTGCGGGCTCGATGAACTCGGGATCAGGCACGGCAAGACCGTCCTTCACGAGCGCGGCCACGTAGGTGCTCGCCGCGTCCACGGACTGCTCGGCGGCCTCGGCAATCGTGTCGCCGCAGGTGAAGCATCCCGGCAGTGAGGGAAACTCCACGTCGTAGCCGCCGTCCTCGTCGGGTGTGAGCACCGCCTGGTAAACGTATGTCTTCATATCTTTCGACCCCCAAGGGGGCGGGGCTAGAGCCACCCCGCCGTCTTAGCTATTTTTCGGTACGTCCCTATCGGTATCTCCTTCTTGGAGGTGGGCACGCTGATCTGGACCCCGTCCTTTCGCGCGACCACATGGCTGCCCTTGCCGGTGTAGAGCGTCCAACCCTCCTTCTTGAACCGCTTGAGCACCTGCGCGGGCTCCTGCTCCTTGGGCATCTCTCCTCCTTTCGACAATTAAATTATAAACAATTGATAGTTATCAATCAAGTAAAATAGCAAGTATTTATAGTTTTAATGCTGCCCAAGCGGATCCGCCAAGATCGCCGCACGGGGCTTCTTTATGTCTTGAGTTGTCAAAGAATCTTTGACAACTTGGGCGCCCGCTTGGTTTTTCCGGAAAAACCGAAAAACCCCGCCGTGCCGCGGGTCATAATCGTGATGAACACCATTCACGCTCCTGGAGGTACCCATGGCTCGCTATAGCGTCGGCGCATACACGTACGAGGACGATTCCCCCGACACAATGATCTACGACGGGCTCACGGGCATCCCGTTGAACTTGGGGTACGAGCTCGTGTCGCAGGAGCGCGGAGACACCGTGAGGGTCGTCGCCCTGGGCGTGAAGGACGACACCGCGGGTCCCGTCCCGTTTGCGACGCTCAGGCCGTGCGCGTACTCCCTGGCATCCGAGTACGACGTGCGCGCTGTGAGGTGCCCGCAGACCGGGCAATGGGTCCTCATCGGGTACATGGGCGTCTAGAGGAAGCCCGCGATCTTCCCGCCGATAGAGAGAATGCCGGCTACTAGCTCCCCGCCCTTCTTTGCTATCTCCAATCCCTTGATCATACGGTCGGCCAGCGATGCCTGGTCGCCACGTTTTGCTGCCAATTCCATCTGAGCGAGGCATGCGGCGAGCGTGTCTTTGTCTTCCGTAGTGAGATCCTGGTCCGCAGCAATCGTCTCCATCAAGTTGTCGACGGACGCCCTCAGGGAAGATGAGGACGTCGAGCTCGAGCTTGAGGTCGCATTGCTGTCTGCGTGCTGTTCGACGCTCACGTTTGTCCTCGCCGTCGAGGACTTCATCTTCTCAATCTCATAACTCATGCGCCTGTCATCGGCGTACAGCTTCGCTTTCGCCTGGAGCCGCCGTATGTCCTCGGCGGCATCTTTCCTCCCGTATGACGACTGCCCGCCGATCGTCGCGCGGAACATCTTCAGGCCCACGCGGACCTTGGGCACTACTGTTTCTAGCGCCGACTCGATTCTCTTGGCCTCGCTTACGAGGTTGTAGGAATCGGGGTTTGCTAGGATTTCCCCGCATTCCGCTATGAGCTCGTCAATTGCGTTGTCCATGACTTGAGTAATCCCTTCATTTGGTGGCTCGAAGCTGATCGAGGTGTTGGTTCGCCGCCCCATTTTCGTGGGGTTACGTAAATGGGTGAGTAGCTGGCGTTTTGGTGCCGTCTACGCGGACCTTACTTGATCCGCTTCCAGCCCTTCGATTTCAGGCGCTGCAGCCTGATTTTGGGACAGCTCGGCCTGGTCGCGTGCCGTCTCCAGGATCTTCGAGCGCCTCTTCTCGGTGCTCTGCCGGTAGCAGTAGAGCAGCTCTCCTTCCTCGGGGTCGAGGTTATCGGCGGCACCATCGTTGAGCCCGGGCGGCCATCCGCATAGGTCGTTAGGCGTGCATCCGAGTACCTGAGCGCATCTGAAAGCATCCTCAAGGAGGATCGGCGTTTCGCCACGCTCCCAAGAGCCATATATGCGAGCGGTCGTGCCAACAAGTTCTGGCATCTGGTTTTGCTTTAGACCCTTGGCTTCTCTAAGGGCCCTCAATCGAAGTGAAAAGTTCATATTTCGTACCTCCTTAGACAGGAGTGTACCAATTAGTTAGATAAACGTATACGAAATCCGTATTTTATTGTTGACAAGTACGAGATACGTAGTAATCTAATTAGCGAGATACGAAATCCGTACTTTTCAGATTTAGGAGGTACACATGACGGACGTTAAAGAGTCTTTTGCCCATAACTTGCGCATCTTCATGGCTCACGCCGACATCAAGACCGCCGAGGAGCTTTCCGCGGCATCGGGCGTGTCGGTCTACAGCATCCGCAACTATCTGGCGAAGGCCTCGACGCCTTCGCTCGAGAGCCTCGCGGCGTTGGGGTTGGCCCTCGGCTGCACGCCCAACGACCTGATGGGCTGGAACACGGACGAGGCCGCGTAGGGATGGGGGAAGAGATGGAAAGTCGTGAGAGAGATGCGGGGCCCCGGCGGTTCCGGTCTCGGGGGCGGTTCGGTGCGCAACCCTCGCCGCCTCCCTAGCCCGGGTCGTTATCCGCCGTCCTGCACGGTCTGCAGACCAGCTCCCGCCCGGATTTCCCCGTGCCTGCCCTATATCCCATTTATGACTGCCAATCGGGAGAGGGACTGGAGAGCTTCGGCGGGACTTTCGGTAGCCCGCGGTCTGGCTGCCTCGCCGCGCGTCGTTGCGCCGACGCCTTCGGCTCGGGCTTTTCCGGCTTCCGTATGCCGGGCGGGGCCCTACTTTACGGCGGCCCGCGTCCTCAAAACTGCCTTCAAGGAGATGGCTCCCTTCCGTCGGTTGACAGGACGCTTGGATTGTACCGCCGTGAGCGGCGGATTGAAAGCGACTACAGGAAAGAGGTTACGGGCTATGGCGACACGAAACGCGATTGCACGGCTGCGCAGGGAGGCCGGTCTCTCCCAGTACCGGCTCGCCGTCATGGTCGGCGTGACCGAGAAGACGGTCTGGAACTGGGAGCGCCGGGGGATAGCCGACGCGAAGTACGGGGCGGCCAAGCGGCTCGCGAGGGCGCTGGGCGTGCCCATGGAGGACCTGGAGGAAGAGGAATGACGGGCTCGCGAATGACCCGGGCGCTGCTCGCCTCGGCCGTCGTGATGGACGCCGCGGGGTGGGCATGCACCGCGCAGGGGGCCTACGGCCTGGCGCGGGGCTGCTTCGCCGCCGCGCTGCCGTTCATCGCAGCGTGGGTGGTCGGGTCGCTCCGCGACTGACGGCGGGCCCGCCACCGTCTCTTCGATTCCCTTCCAAGGAGGTTCCCATGGGTTTCATTCTCGCACTTTCCTTCGCGTTCCTGTTCGGGGTCGGGCTCGGCCTCATGCGCCGCTGACGGCTGGTCCGCCCCCGTCGCCCCACGGGTTCCGTACCGCCCCCATTCCACGGGGCCCGTGGCGCGACGGGGCCGGACCCCCTACTTCCGGCCCGCAAGGTGTCCGCCGCCGACTTGGCGGGGCGGCGGCACCGCTCCCTTTGGCGGGGGAGCGCCCTCCGGCTGCATCTATCGGTGCGGCCCTCCGGCAAGGGATTGGCCCATACGAATGAAAGGAGAAGGCCATGTGGATGTCGATAGCCAAGGGCGCGCGTTACGCCTGCTGCGACAACGTCACGTTCCGCGCGATGGTCATGCAAGGGGTCATCCCGCGCTACCCGTCGCTCAACCCCAACAGCTCGCGCGAGGTGGTGCGCAGCGAGGACATCGATGCCGCCATCATGGCGCGCGGCGCGGTGCCGGCGCTGCCCTCGCCCGACTGCGTGCCGACGCGCCGACCGAGGCGGGTGGCATGATGGTCGACCTTATCTGGGATGCCGGCTGCAGGCTCGGCGAGTGGTGGAACACGCTGCCCGAGCGCGTTCGCAGCGTGGCGTGCGCCGTCGTGATGCTCGCGCTCCTCGCCGTCGCGGGCGCCATCGAGGGGACCGCGCCGAGCGGGATGTACTACTAGTCAGGAGGATATGGCATGCAGTTTGAGAAGAGGCAGGTTCGCCTGGGCGACATCCGCCCGAGCGAGCAGAACCCGCGCGAGGACTTCGGCGACATCGGCGCCCTGGCCCGCAGCATCGAGGCGACCGGCGGCGAGCCGCTGAACCCGCCCGTGGTGGTGGCGGACGGCAACGTCTACCGCATCGTGGACGGGGAGCGCCGCTACCGCGCCCTGTCCTCGATTTACGGGGAGGACCGCGAGGTGTCCGCGCTGGTGGCCGAGAGCATGGACGAGGCCAACGAGCTCGTGGCCATGCTCGCCACCGACGACAAGCGCCAGCTGACCGAGGCCGAGCGCGCACGCGGCGTGCAGCAGATGCTCGTGCTGGGCGTCGACGAGCAGCGCATCGAGCGCGCGAGCCGCGCCACCGCCGGGCAGATCCGCGCTGCGCGCAGGCTGCGCGGTCGCATCGACGCGGGCGCGCAGGTGACGCTGGAGCAGCTCGAGGCCGCGAGCGCCTTCGAGGACGAGAAGGACATCGAGGCGGTCCTCGCCGCAGGTGACGGCTGGGCGGGCAAGGCCGACGGCATCCGTCGCCGCATCGAGCGCGAGGAGGCCAAGGCGGAGGATTACGACGCCTTCGGTGACGCGGGCATCCCCGTGGTTAAGGAGAAGCCGGAAGGGTTCACCTACAAGGACTGGGCCAACTGCGGCCTCGCTGCCGAGAAACTCGAGAAGAAGGAGTTTGCCGCCGGAACCGTTGCCGTGTGGAAGGGCAGCTACTGGGACCTTTACGGGCCGCAAGACGGCTCGGACGCCGAGCCCGAGAAGACCGAGGAGGAGATCCTCGCCGAGCAGGAGGCCGCGCGTGAGGAAGCCGCGCTCAACGACCTGTACAGGAGCCTGATCGGCTTCGTGGCGTCCGGTGCCTTTGCCATGTCCAAGGATCTCATGGCGTGCGTGTGCGCTGACCGTGGGGACCCGGCCGCGCTGCTCGCGGCGATGGGCGGTGACAGCCTCGTCGAGAACGATGAGCGCTTCGGGGCCGTGCGCGACGAGTTCGCCCGCAACCTCAAGGCCTGCAGGCCCAGCGAGTACGAGGCCGGCTGCTGGCTCATGGCGGCGGCCAAGGACATGGCCCAGCTCAACAACCGCTGGGGCGGCGACGACGCGGAGGCGTGGCTCGACCACTATGACGTCTTCTGCTCCGCGGACTTCGAGCCCGGCGAGGAGGACGTGTGGCTCATGGAGAGGGTGCAGGCGAGCGCCAAGGAGGAGGAGAAGGATGAGTAGCGAGAAGAAGGTCAGGGTGACGGTCGAGGCGTGCGGCGAGGTCTGCGCTTTCGAGTGCCGCGGCGCGGCGCTCTCGACCATCAACGGGGACGGCTCCGGCAACTCGTGCTTCGTGGGCTCGGCCAGCCTTAGCGATCTGTTCGCGCTCGCCTGCGAGTGCACCGACGCACTCTGCGCGGCCTTCAGCCAGACGGGCGTCCCGGACAGGAATGCGCGCAAGCTCATGCTCATCGCCGCGCTCGGCGCCAACCCCCACAAACACGCCGACAGCGTCCAGATCACCGACCTGGACGCGCGCAGGGAGATCCGCGACATGGCGGCGGAGCTGGGCGTCGATGCCGACTTCTAGCGAGCGCCGGGCGGTCGTGCAGCGCGGGGAGGACGGGCGCTGGTTCGCGCGGCCGTACATGGGCACCGACCGCGTCACCGGCAGGCGGATCAGGCCGTACAGGTCGTGGGACGCGGAGCTGACACGCGAGCAGGCCCAGGAGGAGTGCGACAGGTGGGCGGCCACGTTCGACCCTTCCTCCGCGCGGGACAGCTCGAAGCGCCTGTCCTCGATGCTCGAGACGTACATCTCCGACCCCGTCAACGGCCTGTCCGACAACTCGGTGGCGACGTACCGCAGCGTGGTCAGGACGATGGTGGAGCCGACCATCGGGCGGCTTCCCTACGACCAGCTTGAGCCATGGGACGTGTCGGCGGCGTACCGCATGCTGCTCGCGCCCAGGACGGGGAAGGGGCTGTCGCCCAAGACGCTGCTCAAGATGCACGCGCTGCTGAAGGGCGCCTACCGCTCGTGGCGACCGGCGCTGGGCCGCGACATCATGCTCGACGTGCCCGCGCCCTCGCCCGACCCCGTTGAGCCGTTCGCGCTTTCCGAGCTCGACACCGACGAGCTCTCCCGCGCGCTGGTCTCCGCCATGTCATCGCGATCCGCCTCGGGAGCCAACATCTCGCGGCGCACCGAGGCCATGGCGGTCTACCTCGCCCTCAACACGGGGCTGCGCTGCGGGGAGATCTGCGGCCTACAGCGCCGAGACTGGCGCCGCGCCCTGCACGACCTGCACGTGGTGGGGCAGGCGGTCGAGCACCCCGAGCTTCACCGGCAGGCCTACACCAAGGGACGGCGCGTGCGCAACGTGGCGCTCGCGCCGGCGGTGGAGGCCCAGATGCGGCGCCACCTGGAGTGGCAGGACACGTGGCTCACGAGGAAGGGCCCGGCGGCGCTGGTGGTGACCTTCGGGCCCGCCGGCGCCATCGCGCGCCCGAGCACCGTGACGAGCCGCTTCAAGTCGCTCGTGAGGGACCTGGGGCTGCCGGAGGAGACGGTGTTCCACTCCCTGAGGCACACGCACGCCTCGTGGCTGCTCATGAACGGGTTCGACATGAGGACCATCCAGGAGCGCCTTGGGCACGCGAGCGTCAAGACGACGCTCGACATCTACGGCTCGGTCATGCCGGGCCGCGACCAGGCCGCCGCCGCGGCCTTTACCGATTCGATATCACACGGAGGTGAGACGGATGAATAACTTCAACTTCAACAGGGATTTCTACGAGGGCTGCCGTGTCCTGGGCGACAGGGAGGGCATGGCGCTCGCCTGGGCGATGCTGCGCTACGGCTACGAGGGCGTCGAGCCCAAGCTGAAGCCGACGACCATGGCGGCGTTCACCTTCGCAAGGGGCCGTATCGACGCCATGGTCAACGGTAGCCTTGGGGGTCTCAGGAGGGCTGCCAATGCCGGCGGTCAGGGGTCTAGCCAAGGGGGTAGCCAAGGGGGTAGCCAACCCAGCAGCCAAGGGGGTAGCCGACAGAAAGAGAAGGAGAAGGAGATAGCCCTAGCGGGCTATAGCGCGACCCGCCAAGCGCCCGATGATTTCGAGCCCCCGTCGGCGGAGGACGTGGAGGCGTACTTCGCCGCCAACTGCCTCCGGGGCGACGCCCGCCAGTTCTTCGACCACTACGCCGCGCAGGGCTGGACGCTGCCGAGCGGCCTGCCCGTGACCGACGTGTGGGCGCTCGCCCGCAACTGGAGCCGCAAGCAGGTCGGCTTCGATGCGGACCGCAAGGCGCGGGGCGGGCAGACCTCCCAGGAGGTCGAGCGCGCGGCGGTGTGGCGGCCGGCCGAGACCGAGGACGACGTCATCGCCGCCCTGGAGCGGGAGCTGGGTGAGGCTTCGTGATCACCCTCAAGGAGATGCTCGCGGGCTTCGACCCCGCCGCCGGCCGCCCGCTCGACGTGACGAGGATCTACATGGCCAACGTCATCAGCGCCGACGAGGGAGCGCGCCTGGCCAAGAAGCAGAAGCTCGACGAGTACCGCGCCCGCAGGCGCGCCAAGGAGGACCTGCGGATGGACATCGCCGCCATCGCGAGGGGCGAGGAGCCGAGCTGGAGGTATGCCAAAGGTGTGCCAACGGCGGCCGGGCAGCTGGGCCAGCAGGCGATGGGGTTCCCGCCGCTAGACAGCGGAAACGGCGCCGGCGGGGAAGCCCCCGGCGCAAAGAACACCTAATTCTTTTGAAAGGAGAGTGAGAGAGGTTTTGGCAGAGATCTCAGCAGTGATGGGGGCCTACCGAGACGCCCTCGACAGGCACCAGATTCCCTGGGCCGACGACACGTACGACACCGAGAGGGTGGGTGGCTACCGACTGTGCGTGGAGCGCACCGAGACCATCCTCGACGAGCACAGGGTGAGCGTGACCTGGGGCTACCAGTGCCTGCCCGGGCGCGAGCCCACGGGGGTGACCATCGGCTACCCGAACTACCTCGAGGTGCAGTACGAGCCGATCAGCACCGAGCCGTTCATGGCCACGCCGGGCGACATCCTGGCCGACATCTTCGGCGTGAGGGGTGAGTCCCGATGAGCTACGCGTGCGGTCCCGCCGGCTGGATCGACCTCGCCGTCGGCAGGCTCGAGGACGCGAAGAGGTCGCTCAGGGAGTGCGACAGGCTGCGACAAGCTGCGACATGGCGCGACAGGTTGGCGACATGTCGCGATGTCTGCGAAGAGCTGCGCCAGGCGAGGCGATGTCTCAACCGCGCGCTGATCATGGTCGCGGAGGAGAAGGAAATCGAGAAGGATTGGAGCATGAAGTGAGTGAGGAGGCAAAGATGTACTCCTGCTCTGTGTGCGGGAAGCCGACGCCGAACTATCGCGAGTATTCGCCTTCGATTGCAGCGATTTTAGGCAAGGAGGGGTGCTCAACATGCGATGAGTGCCTCAGGAAGGCCCGCATCTTGCACAAGTGGGAGAACGAGCAGTTCGCTGAGGAACGTCTGATCTGCCCCTACTGCGAGAGCGTCATCGGTGACGCGTGGGAGTACGAAGATTGCGCGGATGAAATCGAGTGTCCGGAGTGCGGGCGCACATTCGAGGTCGAAATTACCACCGTGAGAACGTATAGGACGCGCCGCCGCAGGGAGGACATGCCTGATGGCTGGGATGGGGGTGATTTTTGATGAGCTGCTATTTCTGCGGCGGGTCGCGCATCGCGTCCATCCACTCTGCGCCCGACCAAGATGTCCGCAACTGGTCCGTGGGCTCCATGACGCTGATGCGCCGATACGACGGCGAGCCGATCGCCAGGGTCGAGCTGGATACCAGCGTGACGCTCGACGTCTCGGTCAACGGCTTGTGCGGCGACACCGTCAGCGCCGATGTGACGGCGGACGCCTACATCGAGGACATCAAGTACTGCCCGTTCTGCGGAGAGGAGCTGTAGGTGAACGAGAAATACAAAGAATTGAGGGCGTGCATGCTCGCCGATATCGCTTGCCGAGCGCGCTGCGTTCTGGACATTATCGAGGGCAAGGAAGCGGATAGGGTTAATGACGATGCGCTCGTCACCGTCTGTCAGGGCCTCGCGAACGCAGCGAAGGCGTTTGAGATCGTCGCCACGGTCGGCATGATCGTGCCCTGGGTTCTGGAAAGTAATGGGTGTGAGGACGAATGAGCCGAAGGGATGTGACCGAAGACCTGTCCGAGAAGGTGGCGAAGAAGCTCCGCAGGCAGTTCGCCCTCGTCGCGCAGGAGGTGTGGGTGGACCCCGACCACAGGGTCGACTTCGTGGCGTTCTCTCCGGGCAGTGGAGGGCGGAACGCGGCGCTCGAGCACGGAAAATTCGTATTCGTCGAGGTCAAGTCGTGCATGGCGGACTTCAAGAGCGGCCACGGCCTCACGTTCCACGGTGACCAGAACTGGCTCGTGTGTCCCAGAGACCTCGCACACAAGCTGTACGATGAGCGGCTCCTGCCGTTCGGCGTGCAGGTCTACTGCCCCGACGGCGGCGGCTCCCTGCGGCTTACGTATGACCTTCAGATGCAAGCCGTGAAGAGCCTGAGAGAAGATTCGACGCTCTGCCTGCTCTGGGCGATGCTGATGGACTCGTGCTCGAGGTGGCGCACGACGGGAGATGTGTTCAATGAAACGAGCGATTAGGTGGGTTCCTGGGCAGCGCGAGTACAGGGACTGGCGCGTGCCGGACGGCGCGAGCGTGAGCGCGGCCGACTTCTCGACCGTGGTCGACTGCGCGGAGTGCGGGTGCGAGGTGGTGTTCGGGGAGAGCTACTGCTCGCGGCTGATCCACAACGAGCTCGGGTTCGGCTACGCCGTGTGCCCGAGGTGCTACGAGGACGAGTTCAGGGAGATGGGAGAAGATTGTGACCTTTAACGATGTCGAGTTCAAGGCGTGCCCCAAGTGCGGGGTCGAGCCCAAGGTGGGGGACGTGCGCGAGCGCTCGCTGGACCGTCCCAATGTGATGAGCGTGACGTGCCCCTCCTGCGGGATGTACAACAGAATCGCGTGGGGGAGCTTGATGACGACGCCGCAAAAAGAGGCAGCCGCCATGCTCGCGGACAGCTGGAACAGCCGGTGATCCGCTCGGCGGTCGAGCTGTTCCGCGCGACCGCCTGGCGCACGGTGCCCGATCTGGTGTCGGGTCCCGCCCGCCGGGCGCTCGTGCACGGTCGTGCCGACGCGCCGCGCGTGACGGCGGCGCAGATTGGGGAGACGGAGCGGAGGGCACGGGCGCTGGAGCGTGACCGTGCTCGGGCGCTCAAGAGGTCGAGGAAGGCTAAGAGATGAGGTTGTTTGAGAGGCTGCGCCGGATGATTATCGAGAACCGCCGCGTGCGCAAGAGCATCGAGGCGCGGCGCGCCCGCAGGTGCAGGAGGTCAATGGGATGACCGTGATGTGGGACGTGCAGGAAAGGAGCTGCGCGGTCTGCGGGAGGATCTTCATCCCCCAGGCGCCGAAGGCCAAGTACTGCTCGGAGGACTGCCGGCGAAAGCACGAGCAGGACCGCGCGAAGGAGGCCCGGCGCAAGGGCTCCAAGCCGAAGCGCGACAGGGTCGACCGCTATCTCGCTGGCAGCGGGCTGGTCTATGACGAGATCATGGCCATGCGCCGCGAAGTCGCGTCGAGATATTGAGTTTCCGCAGGTAGACATAGGTAGATATATAATTAAGGCCGCTGGCGTTGGAGCGCCGGCGGCCTTTGGCAAAGACGCCTCCCGGCATCCTCTATATGACAAATGCATGGTACCACGCGGGAGGTCACATGGACGCAAGGGAATATCTGGAGACTGTACGGGCCGCCCAGCGCGGTATCGACCGCAGACTGGCGGTCATCGAGTCGATGCAGGCGCGCGAGCAGGTGCGCGCCCAGCGCTATGACGCCGTGGGCAAGGGCGCGCACGGCACGGACTTCATGCGCTCGACGGATGACAGAATCGACTATGAGCGCCGCAGCGGCGCGGAGCTGTCTGAGCTGCAGCGCGAGGTGGAGCGCGGGCGCGAGCTCTGCGCGGGCGTGCGCTCGGCAAACCCCGGCAAGCGCTGGGGCGACGTGCTGGAGCTGCGCTACTGCGAGGACCGCTCGCTGCAGGAGATCGCGGGAACTCTGGGGGTGTCGGTGAGGTCGGTCCATTCCGATATGTCGTCGGCCCTGGACTGGGTCGATATGGTGGGCATCGCCACCGCAAGGGCTGGCGTGGGCCGTGCGGCAATATAATTGGATAGCTGGTTCGCGTCAGCATGTCGGCCCCGATCGCCATGTGCGGTCGGGGCCTTCTGTCTTTATGGGACTGCAGGCAATTGCAGACGATTGCACACTTCTGCAGACAATTGCAGATAGTTGCAGACGACTGCACGCTTCTGCAGACGATTGCAGATAGTTGCAGACAATTGCACACAATTGCAGGCCGTTGCAGGTTTCATCTGGGATATAACTAGGGTGTCGATTCGCAGCGCCGCCCGCGCGGCGTGCAGATCGGATGTGCGTGGAAGCACAGATGTGTGGCCGGGGTTCCCTTCAGCAGTTCAGGGACTCCGGCCTTTCTATTGAACGACAACGTAATGAGGTGGGTCCGTGGTCACACGCGAGGCTATCGCCCGTGCCGCAAGCCGGTACGACACCGTCATGGCGTGGGCTTTCCGCCGCGCCCTGGGCATCGCCCGCCGTGCGGGCAAGCGCAAGTGCAAGGGGGCCGGCAAGGCCGTCGAGCGCCTGCGCTTTACGGGGCTCGAGGAATGCATGGCCAACCGGGGCCGCTCCCCGGTGGAGCGCTAGCCTTGGCGACCAGGACCCGATACGCCAACGGCCACGCCCGCCGGCAGGTGCGCGCCTGGCTCAAGGCGCAGGGGCTTCCGTGCCACATCTGCGGCATGGCCATCGACTACGACTTGCCGGCAGGCGACCCGATGAGCTTCGAGGTGGACGAGATCGTGCCAGTGTCCAAGGGCGGCTCGCCCATCGACCGCGCGAACGTCGCGCCGGCCCACCGGATCTGCAACGAGCGGCGCGGCAACAAGAGCCTCGCCGCGCTCAACGGCTCGATATCGCCGCGCCCCCGCGACGTGGGCTGCTCGACCTCGCTGCCGTGGTGACCAGACCCTGGGGGATGGCCCCCTCCCCGGGGGGGCCGAGGGCTCGCCCCACGGCATTGCGCCTTTTTTGCGCAGGCCCCGAAACCGAGTCCATACCGGGAGGTGCATGGAATGTCCACGAAGTCCACGAAGCCGAGGGGCAAGCCCTGGACCGCGGACGAGCGGGAGTTCGTCAGAAACGCGTACCCGGCGCTCGGACCTGCGGCTATAGCGAAGAAACTTAAACGCTCGCGCTCTGGCGTGTGCGCCCTCATCAAGAGGATGAAGGAGAGCGGCGAGATCGCGACCGGCGAGTCCACGGGGGAGTCCGTGGGCGCGGGCGTCTCGGCGCCCCCCGCGGACGGCCCGGACGGCCGCCAGGACACGCTCGGGAGGCTCCGGTGGGTGCGGCAGATCATCGAGCGCCAGCTCTATGACGCCGAGCCCAGCCAGGCGGCACGGCTCGCCAAGGAGTACCGCGAGACGCTCGAGCAGATTGAACGAATAGAGGGGGCTGGGGAGGACGGTGGCGACGATGTCATCATCAACGCTGTCTCGGTCCTGCGCGACGTCCTCGGCTAAGCCGAGGCTCCGCCTCGTCCAGCCCTACGAGAGGTCCATCGGCTCCCTCGCGGTCGAGCTCGCCCCGACGATGGGATACAGGCTCGTGCCGTGGCAGGAGCAGCTCGCCCACGACATCGGCGCCGTGAACGAGAGCGGCAAGTGGGTCCACCCGCGCGTCGGCATCTCCATCCCACGACAGCAGGGCAAGTCCGTCGACATCATCGTGTGGGTCGCGGTCATGGCCGCGCTCGCCGGCTACAAGGTGCTCTGGACCGAGCACAACTACTCGACGACCATGGAGATGGTCGACCGCTTCCGCAAGATCTTCGGGCGCCGTGTCGGCGACACGTCCGAGGGAATCCCGCGCTGGCGCAAGCTCCTGGTCGAGGTCTGCTCGCAGACCGGCCAGGAGTGGATGCGGTTCAGCTCCGGCGGCGTCATCCAGTTCTCGACGAGAACCAAGTCCTCGCGCCTGGGCTTCTCCTTCGACATCGTCATATACGACGAGGCCCAGGAGCTCACGGGCATCCACACCCAGATCATCAACCCGACCACGACGTCGGGCGCGAAGCACAACCTGATGATCGTGTACGCCGGAACGCCGACCCGCGCCGGCAACCCCGCCGAGGTGTTCAAGAACCTCCGGCAGCAGGCGTGGGAGGGCGGCGAGAAGGCGTCCGACCTGTTGTGGCTGGAGTACGGCGTCGAGGAAGTCGGCGACATCTGGGACGAGAGCCGCTGGCCGGAGGTCATGCCCTCGCTCGGATACCACGCCGACATCCGAGCCATACGAATCGGCATGAAGGACATGGACGAGCTTGGCGCCGCCCAGGAGTACCTTGGCTACTGGCTGCCCCCGCAGGAGCAGGTGGAGCCGCCGGTCATCGGCGCCGCCGCATGGGGCGAGTGCCTTGTGGGGAGCGGCCCAGAGCTTACCGCCGGCTGCAGGATCTGCGCCGGCGTGAGGTTCAGCGCCGACGGCTCGACCGTCGCCGTGGCGTGCGCCGTGCGGCCGCCCGGCTCGCTGACCGCGCACGTTGAGCTTCCCTTCTGCAAGGACCCGGAGCCCAGCACGGATTGGCTGGCCTACTGGATCGCCGCGAGGGCGGGCAGGTACGCCTGCGTCGCAATCGACGGCAAGGCGGGCGCCGGCGCCCTGTGCGACAAGCTCGAGGGCATGGGCATGCCCAAGGACTACATCCTGCGCCCGAGCACCGACCAGGCCGTGACTGCCGCAAGCCTCATCTCGTCCGGCGCGAAGGCGGGCTCGGTCACGCATATCGCGTGCCCGGCGCTCGACCTCTCCGCCGAGACGTCCCCCAAGCGCAAGATCGGCTCCGGCGGCGGCTGGGGCTTCGGCGGCGACAACGCCGCGCCCATCGAGGCCGCGGGGCTGGCGCTGCTCGCGCTCAACACGTCAAAGAGAAAACCCGGAATGAAGGCGAGGGTCACTTGATCTCGATACCTTACGCCGTGGCGTCCGCCGACGGCCTTCTCGAGGAGGACCGCGAGACGGTGCGCTGCCTGCTCAACAGCTGGCAGACGCACTACAAGGGCAACCTCCTGCGCTCGGACTACTACGAGGCGCGCAACATGCTCAAGGACCTCGGCATCGCCGTCCCCGACTCGCTGCACGACCTGGAGGTCGCGTGCGGCTGGGGATACAAGTGCGTGGAGGTCATGCGCGACCATATCGCATTCGACGGGTTCACGTGTCCCGACGACGAGGACTTCGACGGCCTGCTCACCTCCGTGGCCAAGCGCAACAAGATGGCCACACGCGTCGGCAAGGCCGTCAACTCCGCGCTCAAGTACTGCTTCTCCATGCTCGTGGTGACGGCGGACGAGGACGGGCACGCCCGCATTTCGGCGTACCCGCCGACCCTGTGCACGGGCATCTGGGACGACGTCCACGAGTGCCTGTCATCAGGCATGTTCGTCGTGTCCTTCGCCAAGGACCGCGGACGCCCCACGGACCGCCCGGACTGGGTCAACGTGATGCTGCCGGACCGCATGGTGCGCATCCGCGAGGTTCGCCGCAACGAGTGGGCGGCGGAGTACGTGGAGCACGGCCTGGGCGCCGTGCCCATGTTCGTCATGCCTCACAACCCCGATGACGACCGGCCTTTCGGCGTGTCCAGGATCAACTCCGAGGTGCGCTGGAACATCGACTGCGCCATGCGCGCCAACGTCAACGAGGAGATCGCCGCCGCGTTCGCCGCGTCCACGCAGAAGTACCTGCTGGGCACCGACGGAGACGCGTTCGCCGACAAGACCAAGTGGAGCGCCTTCATCGGCTCCATCTTCGAGGTCACCAAGACCGAGGACGGCACGATTCCGCAGTTCGGCCAGCTCACGCAGCCGAGCATGCAGCCCATGACCGAGCACTTCGGCAACCTGTGCAAGCGCATGAGCGCCGCGACCGGCATCCACGTGGGGCAGTTCGGCATCATGAGCGACAACCCCAGCTCCGCCGAGGCGATCTACGCCGAGAACGAGCCGCTCATCCTCAAGTGCAAGAGCTTCATCCGCGAGGCCAAGGCGGCGCTGGCGAATGCCGCGACCGCCGCGATCGCGACGGAACTCGGGTGCTCCTATGAGGAGGCGGAGGACGCCTGCGGCGTGTCCGTCCACTTCCTCAACCCCGCCATGCCGACGCTCGCCCAGCAGACCGACAGCTCCATCAAGCTCGCCTCGGTGGTCGAGGGCTTCGCCGGCACGCCGACCTTCTGGCGCCTCAACGGCCTCGATGACGACGAGGTGCGCAACGTCTCGTCCGAGATCAGGCGCAATGTGACGCGCTCGGCGGCGCTCGACCTGATGGCGGGCGTCACCCAGGCGGCAGAGCCCGCGCCGCCCGCTGATGATTAGCGCGGCTGAGTTCGCGGCCTACAACCGGGCCGTGGCGAAGATAGGAGACAGAGCGGCATCCGACGTGGAGGCCGCCGTGCTCGCCTGGTGCCGCGGCCACGAGGGCGCGACCGTCGCCGAGAAGCGCGAGGCCGCGAAACTCATCATGGAGGGCTTCGTCCAGGGCTACGACGACGTGGCGGCGGAGTTCGCGGCGCAGTGGTACGACGACCTCGCCGAGCGCGAGGGCGCCAGACTGCAGCAGGCCGTCACCGTGACGACCTACAGGCCGGAATCGGTCGATACCGTTGCCAGATACCAGGCGAAGAAGCTCGTGAAGGGCGGAGACACGGCGTTCGCCAAGGCGTGCGGCGAGTACGCCCGCAACGACGCGCTCCGCAGCCTGAACGAGACGATCATCTCCAACGTGGGCCGCGACAGGAGTGCCGGCGTGCGCTTCGCGCGCGTGCCGACGGGCTTCGAGACCTGCACCTTCTGCATCATGCTCGCGAGCCGCGGCGCGGTCTACCACACGCGCAAATCCGCCGGCGAGTTCAAACACTTCCACCGGCACTGCGACTGCAAGGTGGTCCCCGGCTTCGAGGACGACCCCGACGCGGAGCTCGTGGAGGGCGTGAACCCGGAGGAGCTGCGTGAGCGGTGGTGGCAGCTCGAGAAGGTTGACGCGACCGCGGGGCTGAGCGCAGCCGAGCGAGAGGAGCTCAGGCGCAAGGTCATGGAGGGCGGCGAGCTGCCCGAGAACGTCAGGAAGACCAACCCCGCCGCGCACATGCGCAAGGTCGGTCACAGGAGCAGCGGATGGATGAGCGCGGCGACCCGCCTCAACGCGGAGATCAAGGCGAACGGCTTCGCAAACGCCGAGGAGTTCTACGAATACCTGCGGACCCGCAGGACGCGCGCGGAGACAGCCGAGGCCGTCAAGCTGGCCGAGGAGGTGCTCGGCAACGCCGACGCCACGCCGACGCTCCACGATGTGGCGAGGAGCCACCTGCGACCATCCATTGAGGCGAACATCACGCATGGTGAGATCGCCGCACGCGAGGTGGCCCCGACATCTGCCGAAGTTAGATACTGGTCAAGTGGAGAGCGAAGAAACTGGCACGCAAAAGAGCACGCCGCAGAATACGGAATCGACTACAGGTCGAAGGCCGGGCAGGACGAATACGATAGAATATTGTCAGATGTCATCGACGAGGCGGATGATGTCGCGTTCGTGGATGACATAAGAGGCCAAAACGGCCAGCGCTGCGCCGTCTACTTCCGTGGCGGAGATATCGCCGTCGTCAACCTCGACAAAAAAGTCCGTGTTTCGCTGTTCAAATACGAGGAGGGCTACAGTGACTACTACACCTCACTTTGGAATAAGGTACGCAAGTGACCTGACCGGTGAATACAGCGAGTACGTCATCGACTCCGTTGACCTCCTCAACCTGCAGCTCGCGCCGCATGGGATGAGTTTCTTTTTCGACACGATAGACGTCCGCCAGCAGATCATCGGCGGCAAGCACTGCTGGGATATGTTCGGATGGGCCATCCCAAACGACGAGGTTTCCGAGTTTGAGCCGATTTGGCTGGCCGGAGAGGACGAGAAACTCGAAGGCTACAACAGCTACGTCTGCGCAAGCTGGGAAGATCGTGGCGGCAATCCCCATGCCGCCATCGATGGCAACCTCCCTGAGGAGGCATACGCATGATGGCCCACACCTTTTCGTCCGGCGGTGCGATATGAGGCGCGACCTCGATATCGTGAGGTACATCCTCATGACCGCCGAGTCCGCCGAGGGCGGGGTAGACGAAACCACCCTCTGCTCCGGCCGGTACGATATTAACCAGATCGCCTTTCACGTAGAGCTCCTGAGGGACTACGGCCTCGTGGAGGCGGAGGTGACCTATGACGGCTTCGGGGAGGAGCCTCTCGGGGTGACCGTCTCGCGTCTGACATGGGATGGGTATGACTATCTCGATGCCATCCGCTCCGCCAAGGTGTGGGGGAGGGCGAAAGACGCCATCTCGAAGGCAGTCGGCGAGACGTCCCTGTCGGTCGTCAAACAGACATGCACGATGGTGGCCTCAGAGCTCATCAAGAAGCAGCTGGGCATCTAGCCATAAGGCAGCGATCTCGCCGCCGCACATACGGGGGAAACCCGATCAAAACGTTGAACCAGGCCATCCGCACGGGTGGCCTTTTTCATGCCGAAAAGCGCCCCGCACGGGGCAGGACGATGCCCCGCACGGGGCGGAAATGGAGGGAGCATGGCCCAGGAGACCACGCCCGCCGAGACCGATCCGATCGACCCTGCACAGGGCGGAGAGACCGATCCGGCGCCCGACTACAAGGCGCTCTACGAGAACGCGCTGAAGGAGTCGCGCAAGTGGGAGAGTCGCTCGAAGGCGAACCTCAAGGAGCTCGACGAGCTCAAGGCAGCCGCGACCAAGACTGACCCGACCGTGGAGGAGCGCCTGAGCGCGCTCGAGAGCGAGAACGCCGCCCTCAAGGCGAGCGCCGCCCGCTCCGCGCTCGTCGACTCCGTGGCTAAGGCCACCGGGCTCGACCGCTCCATCGTGGCCACGCTTAACGGCGAGGACGAGGACGCCCTCACCGAGCAGGCCAAGGCCGTGGCGGCCATCATGAAACCGGCCGGCGGCGCGCCGCAGGTGCCCGAGGCCGGCGGCAAGCCCAAGCCCGGCAAGCCCTCCAAGAAGGACATCCTCGGAATCGAGGACAAGAAGGAACGCATGGCGGCAATCGCCGCCAACATCGACCTCTTCAAGTAAGGGGAGAAAGGGGCCCCAATGCCCGATATCAAGACCCTCGCAGCCGCGCGCAACGTCGACCTCGTGAACACCTTCACCAAGTCGCTGGAGAAGCTCACGGCGATGCTGTCCACCTGCGCGCCCATCCACGCTGCCGTGGGCGAGACCCTGCACCAGAAGAAGATCACCGGCAAGCTCTCCGAGGCCGAGTACACCCCCGGCCAGGACATCCCGCTTTCCAGCTACGCCTACGAGGACGTTGCGACCTTCGAGGTGACGCTCAAGCCCTACCGCAAGCAGACCACGCTCCAGGAGGTCAAGAAGCGCGGCTACGACGGCGCCGTCGACAAGACCGACGCGGCGATGATCTCCGACATGCAGCGCAACATCAAGAAGGACTTCGTCGCCGCGCTCGGCGCCGAGGGCACCACCGCCGCGACCGGCAAGAGCCTCGTCGCCACCGCCGCCAACGCCTGGGCCGCCCTGTCCAACCTCACCGAGGAGTACGGCTTCGGCAGCGGCGAGACCGTCTACTTCGCCAACCCGGTCGACTTCGCCAAGCAGATCGGCGAGTCCGAGGTCTTCAGCGCCTTCGGCATCTCCTATATCGAGAACTGGGCGGGCCTGGGCACGCTCGTCTCCACCGGCTCCGTTACCGCCGGCACGATCTATGCCACCGTCAAGGACAACATCAAGGTCTACGTCGCCCCGACCGACGGCGACGACCTGTTCGGCTTCTACTCCGACGAGAGCGGCTACATCGCCGTGTCCCACTCGCCCGAGCTCAAGAGCCTGACCTACGACACCGTGGCCTACGTCGGCCTCGTGTTCTTCGCCGAGTACATCGACTTCGTGGTCAAGGGCACCATCGCCCCGACCGCCTAGGCAACCCTAAGGAGCATCCATGATCGCTTTGGTCACCTACCCGTACCGAGATCGCGAGACCCTCGCGGTGCATCTCGTCGGAGAGGAGGTCGAGCTGACCGACGCGCGCTTCGCTGAGCTGTCCGCCGGCGGCTTCGTCGACCTTCCGCCCGCCGAGACGGAGGCCGCCGCGGAGCCCGTCGAGGACGAGGCGGACGAGGGCGAGGACGTCGTGGACAACGAGCCCGAGCGGCCCGTGCACGAGAAGCCTTCACCCGAGATGACCGTGCAGCAGCTGCGCGATGCCATCGAGGCCGCCAACGGCTTCGCCCCGCGCAAGGCGACCAAGGCGGAGCTCATCGCCATCCTGGAGACGCTCTAGTGGACGCCTTCGCTACAGTCGCCGACTACGAGGCGCGCTGCGGTGCCGCGAAGGACGAGGCCAGGGTTGCCGCGCTGCTCGAGGATGCCTCGGCGTACCTGCGCGGGGCATATCGGCGCCGTATGGGCGTCCAGTACCTCGCCGGCTCGAACCCCACGTTCGATGAGAACGTGAAGTCCGTCTGCGTGGCCATGGTCGCCCGGGCGGTCAACGCGCCCGGCGCCATGGTCGGCATCACCCAGCAGTCGCAGACGACCGGCCCGTACTCGTCGAGCGTCACGTTCGCCAACCCGACCGGAGACCTCTACCTGGGGCGCTCCGACCTCAAGCGGCTCGGTCTGGCCGGGTGCCGCGTGCGCAGTATCCAGCCCATGACCGCCGCTGACCGCTGGGAGGAGGCGTGATGCCGATAGCGGGGATACCGACCGAGACGGTCACGGTCATCTCCCGCAAGACGGTGTACGACGACCTCCACGAGCCCGTCTCCGAGGCGGTCGCCGAGCGCGACGTCGACGCCGTCGTGGCGCCCGGCGCCACCGCGGACCTCGATGCCTCGCGGCCGGAGGGCGCCACCGTGGCATACACGGTGCACCTCCCGAGGGACATGGCCGGCATCCGCCTCAAGGGCTGCTCGGTCCGCGTGCGCGGCGAGGAGCTGCGCGTCGTGGGCGACCCGAGGCCCTACGCCCCCGAGGCGTGCCCGGGACGCTGGTGCTACCCGGTCGAGCTGGAGGCGGCCGATGGCTAGGGAGTACAGCTGGGGGAAGTTCAAATGGAGCCGCCTCGGGTACGCCGAGGCGATGGACGGCAACGCCGCGCTCCAGGGGATGCTCAGGGGCAAGGCCGAGGGCATCGCCGCCCGCGCGACGTCGATGCTCGCGCCGGACGGCCACGACGTCCCCGCCTTCAGGGTTAGCCGCTGCCAGGGCACGCTCGCCAAGGGCTTTCGGGTCAGCGCGTGCTCGGACCATGCCAAGCACGCCCAGGCGAAACACAAGATACTGACGAGGGCGGCGCTCTCGTCCGGAGGTTGATCATGGATATAGAGGCCGATGTCGCGAGGTGCCTGTGCGAACTTGCCGGCGCCGACGCGACGCTCGGGCCGGTCGCCGGGCACCCGGAGCCGTACGTCACCGTCGAGCAGGTCGGAGGGGGCGGCGGCTTCCTGGAGCCGGTCCAGCTCGATATCGACTGCTGGGGGACCGAGGGCAAGGGCGGCAGGAAGCCGGCGAAGGCCCTCGCCGAGAAGGTGAAGGCGGCCGTCCCGTCCCTGGAGGACGAGCTTCCCAACGTCTTCCACCCGGAGGTCACGAACCAATACAAGATGCCCGACCCTGACACGCGCAGGGCGAGGTACGTGGTGCAGGTCCAGCTCTGGGTCTGCGAGTAGTAGAAAGGAACGCGCGAATGGCCGAAGTCAGCAACGCGAACAACTCCAACAACGTCAGCGCCGGAAAGGGCGTGAAGGGCGGCTACATCTTCTCGGCCCCCGTCGGCACCACCCTGCCGGACAAGGTCATCAAGAACAAGAGCGAGCTCGATCCCGCATTCAAGTGCCTCGGCTTTGTCTCCGAGGACGGCTACGTCGAGTCCGTCTCCGAGGACTCCAACGACACGGTCGACATGAACGGCGACCTCATGGACTCCAGCAATTCCAACCGAGTGGAGTCCGCACAGCTCACGCTCGCCGAGATCAAGGCGGAGACGCTCAAGCGCCAGTACGGCGACGGCAACGTCACCGACGAGGGCGGCCTGATCACCGTCAAGCACAATTCCGACTCCCACCCGACCTTCGCCTACGTGCTGCTCCTCCTCCTGAAGAACGGCCGCAAGTGGACCAAGGTCGTTCCGCGCGGCCAGTCCTCCGAGCTCGACGACCTCACCATCTCCAGCTCCGAGCTCTGCCAGCGCGCCCTGACGATGAAGTACCTCACCGACGAGGACGGCAACACCTGCTACGACTACATCGAGTCGACCGAGACGGCGGCGGCCTAATGGCGGCCAAGCGTCCCGAGGGCGCGCTCGAGTTCGAGTTCGACGGCAAGAAGTACCAGATCAACAGGAAGGCCATCCAGTCCATGAAGGTGCAGCGCGCCATGGCCTACGACGGCATCCCCGAGAAGATGCACGAGGTGTGGGACGCGATGGACGAGATCTTCGACGGCAGGACCGTCGAGTACATGGACGCGCTCGGCGAAGACGGGCGGGGCTGCTCGGCGGAGCGCTGGGGCGCATTCTTCCAGGCAGCCATGGAGGCGGCTGCAAAAAACTAGCCAGCTTCGCCGCCGCCTGGACCTGCATGAGGGGAGAGGTCGTCGCCGACTTCCGTCAGACGTACGGCATCGACCTTCCCCTCGGCGGCGGGTTCGACGGGGCGACGGACGAGGACCTTTGCCGCTGGCAGGTCCTCTACTCCCAGCTGCCGGCGCGCTCGCGGGTCTCCGTGCGTCTCGAGCCCGACAACCTGTGGGACGACAAGACGCGCCTGCTCGACATGATCGAGCACGAGCTCAGGTGCTTCCACTACGGGTTCACCGAGGATGCCAAAAAGCGCGTCAACGCCCCGCAGCGGATCTTATCGCCGGGCGAGCGCGCCAGGAACGAGCGCCGCAGGGACTCGGCGCTGGCGGCGAAGTACGAGATATCTTCGTCGTTCGGAATCGATGTATAAGGAGGCGCCATGTCCACAGACGTCGGATCCGTATCCGTAAAGGTCATGCCGTCCATGGCGGGCTTCGCCTCCCAGGTGGACAAGGACCTGTCCGGGGCGGGGTCCTCCTCGGGGTCGCGCTTCGGAAGGGTCTTCTCCGCGGCGGCGGGCAAGTCTGGCGGCAGCGGCCTGGTCGCCAGGGTCTCCTCTGCGCTCGCCGGGGCGACTGGAAAATTCTCCGCGACCGGCAAGGCGACCGGCGCCGCATTCTCCTCCGCCTTCTCCGGCGCGGCGAGCGCGAGCGCCGTCGAGGGGCTCCAGAACAAGGTCAAATCCGCCACGCTCGAGCTTCGCTCGGCGATGGCGACCTCGAAGTCGGCCTCATTGTCGGCAGAGGCGGCCCAGGTCAAGTACAACGATGCCGTCGCCAAGTACGGCCCGGCATCCGCGCGGGCGCTGAGCGCTGAAAGCAACCTCGTCACCGCAAAGCTCAGGGCGCAGACCGCGTCGGAGCGTGCCCAGGCGGCCGAGTCCAAGCTCGCCTCGGCGCAGAAGCGGCTCGCGAGCGCGACTTCCGCGCCCGTGTCGGCGCTAGGAAAACTCGGCGGCAGCGCCGGGACGCTTGCCGACAGGCTGGGCGCTGGGGAGAGGGCGACGGGCCGCTTCGTGGCGAAGATCGCCACCATCGGCGGTGGCGTCCTGTCCTCGGCCGGCAGCGCGCTGTCATCGCTCTCGAGCGAATTCGGGTCTGCCGGCACGGCGGCTGGCGGGAACATGGCGAGCAAGGTCGCCTCGGGCTTCTCGGCAAAGGCCGCGGTCATCACCGGCGCCGTTGCCGGCGTGGTGCAGAGGGTCGTCTCGACGGTGTCCTCGAGCGTGGACGCCGCGGTCGCGCGCGTCGACACGCTCAACAACTTCCCCAAGGTGCTCCAGTCGCTCGGCTACGGGGCCGACGAGTCGCAGAGGAGCGTCGGCACCCTGTCCGACAGGCTGTCGGAGCTCCCCACGAGGCTCGACGCGGCCGCGACGGGCGTGCAGCAGCTCGCGCCGTCGTCCAAGTCGATCGACCAGGCGACCGACCGCTACCTCGCATTCAACGATGCCGTCCTCGCCGGCGGCGCGTCCGAGGACATCCAGTCCAACGCCATGACGCAGCTCACCAAGGCTGTCTCCACCAACAAGATGGAGATGGATACCTGGATGAGCATCCAGCAGGCGATGCCCGGCCAGCTCGACCAGGTGGCGAGGTCCATGCTCGGGCAGAGCGCCTCGGCGTCCGACCTATACCAGGCCATGAAGGACGGCAGGGTCACGGTCTCGGACTTCGCCGACGCCGTGGTCGACCTCGACAAGAACGGCGCGGACGGCATTAAGAGCTTCTCCGAGCAGGCCAAGGCGGCCACCGGCGGAATCAAGACGTCGTTCTCCAACATGTGCAACGCCTTCCCCAAGGGCGTCGCCAAGATCATCGGCGCCATCGGCTCGTCCAACATCGTCGGCGTCATCGACGGCGTGAAGGGCACGGTGAACGGCGCGTTCGGCGCCGTCACCGACGCGATGGCCGACCCGAGCATCCGGGACGCGGCGTCGTCGTTCGCTACCGTGTTTTCCGGCGTTGTCGCGGGCGGGGTCTCGGTGGCCGGGGACGCGTTCGCCGGCGCAACGGAGATGACCTCCGCTTTCTGCGAGACGCTGCTCAACAACGAAGCGGCTTCATCTTTCGCGGGAACACTTGACGCGCTCGGTTACACGGCGTCCTCCATGGGCGACGCCGTATGGTCGACCGTATCGCAGATCACCGGGTGGTCGAGTCCCGCCGAGGGCGCGGCAGATGCCGCAAACGCCCTCGACGACGCCCTCGAGGCCGCCGAGCCGGTCATTCGCTCGGTGGGCGACGCGTTCCAGTGGGTCTCCGAGCATTCCGAGGAGACTGCCCCGGTCGTCAAGGCCGTCGGCGGCGCCTTCCTCGTCATGAAAGTCGCCGGCGGCCCTGTGGGCTCGCTCCTGAAGGTCATCGGCGGCGCCCTGCTGTCCCTCGGGGCATCGGCACCCGCCGCCGGCGCCGGACTTGCCACAACGGCGGCGGGCGAGACCGCAGCCGGCACAGCCGCGGGCGCGGCGGCCGGCAAGATGACATCGTTCGGCGCGGCCGTCCTCATG